GCAGGAGCTAGTGGCAAACCGAACAGATTACAGAGCCTAACGTTTAGCCCATCATCAACGTTCCTTTACGCTACACCCCCGCAGATTGACGTAGCATACACAACGATGACTGCCGCCCAACTTAACGTCCTATTCACGTCGCTCCCATCAGTTTCGGGCGGGCAGGTAATACGGATAACCGGCGCAACAGGCGCGGGTTCGTGCACACAATCTATAGCAACTAACTTAGGATGGACGGTAAACTCTACAACGTAGGTGTAAAATGTATAAAACTGCCGCGTCAGGTCATAATTTGTATCAAATGGTGCTTAATCCGAACGGAGATTATGTCAACAACTCAACCGGAGTACGGTATCAAGTAAACATCATTAACTGGGTAGACACTCCGGTAGGGCCGAACGCGATAACAATTCTAGGTGGGTACATCGACTTCGCTACGATTGATGCCGCGATGGCGCATTACAATTTGACTTATTTACCGTTGGTGCCAGTATCCCCATGATAGTAACTGACGAAGGGCTAACCGCAAAACGTGATGGCAACTTCTTTACTACTGAGTTTGGACTACTCGTGTTATCACGCGGAGGGCCGTTCGTCGATGAATCTGGAGATGTAACATACGGCAGCGACCGGCGCATCGTTCAAACTGCCGTGACCGACGAAGGATTACTCGCGGTACGCGACAGTAACTATTTTACTACTGAGTTTGGATTGCAGGCGTTATCGCGGGGCGGTCGGTTCGTGGATGAATCTGGAGACGTGATGTACGGTAGGGATGTAACGATAGTTCAGTCCGTCGTGCCAGATGTGTCACTTGCTGCCCCTGACGCTCCAACAGTAGGCATTAGAGTAGTGCCTTTAACACCAGATGTAGCAATAGCGGCGCCGATACTACCTTCGGTGGACGTAGGGCCAATCCAGACTGTCGTTCCGAACGTGACCGACGCGACGAACAAACCGTCGGTAGACGTAGGGCCGACCCAGACGGTCGTTCCTAACGTCTCTTCAGTAGCAATTCCACCTGCAATAGGCCACGCCTTTTCTCAAGTGGTTGTTCCTAATGTCACGTTAGCTGCGTTGAAACCACACGTAGATGTCGGTGTGACTCCAAAAGTTCCTGACATACTCCTACAAGCTCTCGCGCCTTTGATTAGCATGCACATCGTGCAGGGGGTTGTTCCAGACATTGAATTAGCTGCACAGATTACTCTAGCGTTCATAATGTATCCGATATATGAAACGATCACCGAAGATCCAGATGCGTTCTACGAGGAGGTAGATGAGTAATGGCCACGGCATTAGCGCCGATCACGATCTATCAAGGCGATACCAAACCTATAATTATCACGATCAACACGCCTGCCGCTGCGCCTGATGATATCACAGGCGACTCGTTCGTGTGGGCGCTCTACCATGACATAACAGGCAATGCATTAATAAAAACGGTTGGCAATGGACTGACTATCTCAGACGTAAATCCGGGCCAGTTGGTAGTGGGGTTCGTTCCAGCGGATACGATGGAGATTATGCCGCTCACCTACAAGCAGATGATAACGAAGTGCGTTGGAGGCAGTCGGGTCTTGCTTGCGACAGGTTACGTTATGGTGGAACCGAACAGCATATTAATCGAAGTGAGTTGAAATGACAAGTATAACTCTCACACCAACTGATCCAGACCTTAATATGGCAGAGCAAACATCATTGACGGTCAATGTCAATCCGACTAATCCTGATGGAACTCCGATGGATCTCACAGGCGGAACGGTAATCTGGAAGGCATTTGCAAACGGGACTGAGATGATTAAAAAGGACACGCCGACGATGCTTGTTATGCTCGCACCTATCACCGCTACCACACTCACAGCGGCGGCAAGTGCAGGACAGAATAATGTGCATCTCACTCAAGTTACGGGGTTCGGTCTTGATAGTTGGGGCAGACAGATATTACCATTTACAGCAGGCGATGTAGTCACGTTGACAAACGTTTCCGGGGCAAGTGAGTATGCAACGATCTCACAGGTAAGTGGGCTCGAACTGATAATGACTGCGCCCTTGCAGAACTCATATGCGATTGCCGATGCGTGTCAAATGATTATCTCACAATTCACGTTCCAGTTATTGCCGGGCGATACAATCCTACCATCTACAAAATCATACGGAACGCAGATCGTGTGGGATCACATGGCAGTAGTTGAATTCCCCGTAGGATTAGGGCCGCAGGATATCTATCAAGTGCCCACGACGCTTTTAGCGATCAGAGGTCGAATGTTCATCCTACCTATAGAGGACATGAGTTAATCATGAGATATTCACTAAAGAAGATTACGCCACCTAACGGTTATCCACTTGACCGAGATGACGTGTTTAACATGCTCAAACTCGATCCGTCTAACCCCGCACTCGCACGCGAAGCGCAGTATATAGAAGACTTGATCGCATCAGCAGTCGGGAAACTTGAGGACTACTGCGCCAGGGCATTTATGACACAGACGTATGATATGGTCTTAGTGCCTAACCTTGAGACGGTTCCTAACGTTGCAGGTAAAGTATACGGGTATCAAGTCCTTCCAATGGTTATTAAAATATGGCGTCCGCCGTGCCAGTCGGTTCTTTCAGTTGTCTGTGTAGATCAGATGGGTGTTGAGCACGTTCAAAACGCGGTAAACTATTCGGTCAACTATGACGTTGAACCTGCTGAACTGCAACTTGTCTATGGTGGATACTGGGAGTGGTGGGTTCGCGGTTATTATAAAATTAGATTCACCGCTGGATACGGCGATACCTTAAGCGACGTTCCGCCTGAACTTCGCAACGGACTTAGGATGTGCGTTGCTGAATGGTATGCAGGGCGTGAGAACTTAGACTATAGTATTCCACCGACAGCGATTGATGCAGTAAGCGACTTCATAATAAGCCCAGGTGATCTGTAGAAAATGCCTGCCGCTAATAAATGGCAATGGGTTGAAAAGAACCCTGGACTTCCTAATAACTGGTCAAAGATGCGTGACTGCATCGTAGTGCAACGGCCGGTGGGAACCATTGATGCAGCGGGCGGAACACCAGCAGATTATGAGGACTATATCGTAGGCCCTGATGGACTAGGTATTTATGCACAGATATCTGAGCCGAGTTCCGATGAAGTAGTCATCGCAATGGCAAAGAACGTCAAACTTACGCACACGATCATCGTTCGTTATGACCCGAGGATTACTGAAGATATGCGGTTGAGATTCTATTTCAATGGTAATATGCGCTATGCGAATATTCACAAAGTTACTGACGTTGAGTTTAGGCATATATGGATGAAGATACAGGCAGTCGAGGCAGTGTATAACGCGGGTGCATACCAGTGAATACTGTTTACTATAGTAAACGGGGTGCATAATGGCATCAGGTTCGAGTTCAACAACGATTGATACAAAACAGTTTGAGCTTAAGATGGCTGCGGCAGATGTGAAGATTAGGACACAAGTCGCATTAGGGTTAAACAAAATTGGAACCCTTGCTGCTTCGCAACTTCGTGCCACTATGCCAAGAGATACGTCGTATATGGCAACGCACGTTGAGGTTGTTCACGCAACGCCTGAAACACTTGTAGAAGTAATTACATCGGATGCAAACTATACACTCGCTCAGGATCAAGGAGCCAAGCCACACATGCCACCTTCGGATGCGCTGGAAGCATGGGGAACACGCCACGGATTCCCGAAAGGGAGTGGTTTCATTATCGCCCGTGCAATCGCAAAGCGGGGACTTCCAGCAAGGAACTTCATCAAACCAGTCGCTGATGCGGCAAAGGTGCAGGCGATCCCGATACTCGAAGCAGCGGTAAAAGATATTTGGTAAACAATGTATATTATCAAACAGTGTCCCCAGTATGAACTACGCACCCTGATATTCAGCTTACTTAACGGTAACGTCCTTGCGATTGATAACTCAGTTGTACCAGTCTTTGAAGCAGTGCCAAGAGAGTTACCAAGGCCGTATATCGCTATAGGAAGAGCGACATGGACACCTGACGAACAGAAAAGTTATACCATCGATATGTACGTGCTCGAAGTTGATATCTTTACGGACTACGGCGGCACGCTTGAGAACGTCTTTATCTTGAATGGTGTTCAGATGGCGCTATCAAATGCACTTAACACAAAGACATTACAGTTCCCCGATGATAGCAAATTTAGAATCGGTATGATGTACTTCGAGGGCGGCAGCACTGAAGTCATTGGGAATGACGCGCTGTTCCCCGAATTGCTTGAAAAGTCTACGTTTACAATGTCCTTCATGATTGAACAAACGAGAGGGTGATGGAGTGGTTGAAAAGAAAGATACTAAGGAATCTGAAAAGCCGGAAGTCAAAGTCAAAGCTAAAGCTAGAGTCAAAGACCCGGAACCAAAGAGCGATATGTGGGCGGTTTATCACCTTATCAATGACCGCCTCGAAGCAGAAGACATTACAGTTAATGGACGACTTCCCAACGTTGAACTTGGAAAGGACTTTGTTAATGATGATATTGCTATGATCCCGATGTTTGTAGGCGAACCTCCGTTATTCCAACCATTTACTTTTACGGTTCGGATGACATGCGTAGTGGCGAAGGGCTACGAGACAAAGACACGCCTTGAAATATTAAAGAACTCGGTGAGAGCCGCATTAAAGGAACCGTTTGTATTAGGGAATATTGAACTCACGGCTGCTGTTATAAAAGAAGCAGATTCGAGAGAAGTTGGAGTGCGGAAGTCTGCACTCACCATCAGCGTGAAAGCTGAGAAGATATCTAAAAGGAGGCTATAATAAATGACTAGCTGCTATCCGCCATCTTTTGAGAACGGTATGCTCACTCGTGTGTATATCGCGGCGAATCTTACCGGCGATCCCGGATGGGTTCAACTTGGTGGCGAAACTACATCGAAATTTAGTGTGAAACCTGTAACCGCAGATGCTACGAACAAAGATTCGCCTGCGGGATTGGCTATCGCAGTGGGCTATGATTGGTCACTTACTTCGGATCAGGAATGGAACCTCACCGACGCAGGCCAAATGCTTGTACGGAATATGCCACTGGCGCTTGAGATGCGAAGAGTCGCATGGAAGCCTAATGGTTCAAGCATTGGTTACTATGGCTATGCAACCTGTGGATGGGATACCGATGCAACCAACCGAGCAGTTACCAAGATGAGTCTAACCATAACTGGCTGCGGACCACTGTCTTACTCGTAGGAGAGTTAAACATGGCAGCGACAGTTTATACGCCGGTTGTCATGGGGCGCGATACGCCTCTTAACCTGACGACTGCGCTTGCAGGTGCAGTTACGCCAGGTGGACTAACCGGGGACTCATTTGTTAATACAGGACATGAACTATTTTACCACATCAACTCAGATGGCGCGAATGCAAAGACGGTAGTGTTCTCAGCAGGGCAGTGTTCGTATGGAGTTGAGCACGACCTGACAGAAACAACGCCAGCATCAACGACTAAGGAATACGGGCCGTTCAGTGTAGAAGAGTTTGGAAGTTCGATTCCTGTTACATTCAGCGGCACAGGCGGCGTAACCAACGTCAAGGTTCTAATCGTACAGCATCCGTACGTGTAAGGAGTGAACAAAAATGGTTGATCCAATAGACATTACGCCACAAGCATCTACAATCCACGATACTAATGCATTAGACGCAACGCCTTTAGCTCCAACGACAGGGCTGAACATGACGTTCTACACGCTACAAGCAGCGGATTGGACGAATGGTATCACGTTCCTTAACACGGGACATGAAGTGGTCGTTGTGATGAGCAAATCCGCAAACGTTGTCACGACGACCGCTCAGTGTGCAGTTGCATGCGACCAGGGATTTAAGAGTCCCCAACACGATGTTATCGCAAGTCAGACCGCAGGAAGCGTGACACCAACGTTTAAGGTTATCGGTCAGTTCCAAACGTCCCGATACAACCAGACAATAGGTGCAGCGCAGTTGCCTAACCGGGTTCTTGTTACGTTTGCCGGTGACACTGGAAACGTCAGCATAGCAGTACTGCAAACCCCGACTGTAGGACAATAATTTAGTAAGGAGTTTAATAAGAAATCGTTATGGTGAATCCACATAAAGGCGAAGTTGAGATTGATCTTAGAAAGGCAGTTGCACAACAAATCCTGCAACCAGCTAATCATGGAAAGGTACATCTCAAATATACTTTAGAGTCTCTAGGAAACATCGAAACAGAACTGCGCCGCATGTTCGGTTGGAGTATATCTGTCTTCGAGATCCTCGACAGGAACAACAAAAACCCTGAAAAGATAAGCATTGCTGAAACTGCGGTGATGCTAGAACACGGGCTGCGCGACCAGTTCCCCGCGATGAATCTAAGGATTGCGTATAAAGTCCTCGGTTGCGAAACGATGACCGATGTGTTAGCGCAGATAATGACGGCGATGAACATTGCCTTTGAGGGCGTCGTTCCGGTAGAGATCAAAGAGGATGTAGACCAGAAAGAGTTTACAGAGACCCTTGTTGAAGGTGTGGAGGGCGAAGCAAAAAAGTAACCCGTCTCGATATGTCCGCGATAATGGAAGCGGCGTTCGGGGTGCTACACCTTACACACGATGAACTGTTTGCCTTAACGCCGTTTCAGTTCACACAACTCTATCGCGGGTGGGAAGAACGTGAGAAACTAGAGCAAATCAGAAACGCTCAACTCATGGTTACAATCGCCAACTCAAACCGATGGGACGAGAAACAACCAGTCGTAACGATTCAGGATATTCTGCCGTGGTATGAAGAGTATGTACCTGATGAAGTAATTGAAAAGATAGATATACCAATGCGTCCGGCAATCCCACGCGATGAACTGCTTTTAATGACGACGCACCAGATCCTTGAACAGCGCGGGCTCGATCCTGAGACAGTTAAGAAGGATTCAGAAGAATGGACAGAAGCAGAGAACATAGCGATCATCTGTTGCGGACCGGAAGCCGCGGAAGATTCTATCGTATTAGAGGGCGGGATCGAGATTAAGAAAGTTGATCCGAAGGTCTTTGGAAAAGCACCGTGGGGTGAATAGTGGTAGGCACTGGATCTGACATCGTTGTTAAGTTCGGGGCAGACCTTACCCAACTTAAAGCGGGGATGGCTGAGGCGAAAGGTGAAGGCGAGGACTTAGGTAGCAGCTTAGGTAGTAAGTTAGGCAGCATCGGCACGATGGCTGCGGCAGGTGTCGGTGTTGCAGGTGTAGCAATTGCCGCATTCGCCGTAAAGTCTGCTGAGGATGTTGACGGCGCCTATAAATCTATAGAGAAACAAACCGGCGCAACTGGCACGGCACTTAATGGCTTAAAGGGATCGTTCAACACTGTTTTTGGTAACTTCCCTATAAGTTCTGCTGACGCCGCCACTGCGGTCTCTACGGTCTATGACCGACTTAAAGATATGCAGGGCGGCGTACCGCCAACGCAAGCAGCGGTCACATCACTTACGTCTGCTTTTGAAGAGTTCGCCACGGTAACAGGCACAAGCGTGGCGACAGATACCGACCAGTTAATGAAGACCTTTGCACAGTTTCATGAACCAGCGTCCAGTATGGCGGCGTCACTTAACGACATTACCCAAGCTTCGCAGTACGCTCACATCCCAGTCTCTCAGCTACAAAGTGATATGATAAAGGCCGGGCCGACATATGCGGCAGCCGGTGTTAGCGTCGATGATATGACCGCATCGATTGCTCAGATGGACAGCTCAGGGGTTAAATCAAGAACCGCTATAAGTGGCCTAAACACGGGGATGGCGGCGCTTGAAAAGAGCGGCGATACATCAAAGCAGGCGTTCTCTACACTCACTCAAGAGCTAGACAAATATGCTACAACGGGGGTAAAGACTGGTGAGGTGTCGAAACTTAGTGGAACCGCTCTAGTACAGCTAACTGCCGCAGCAAAATCCGGGGCGTTTGACTTTGATACCCTGACGGGTAAGATGTACACGAATTCCGGTGCTATGGAGAAATCGTATGAAGATACGCGAACTTTTTCACAACGACTAGACATATTCAAAAACAAACTCGAACTAGCATTTGCCCCGTTAGGTGAGTCTATAATTGGTTTACTAGAAAGCTTCCTTGCTGCTATTACGCCGCTTCTACCTATTATCACTTCTTTAGTAACTGTATTTACTAGTTTACCGATGCCTATACAGATGATCGGTATGGCCTTCATAGGACTAGTCGGCGGTGTCGGCGCGTTACAGATGGTGCTCAAACTGTTTGATATGAGTATCACGAAACTACCTGCGGATATCGCAAAGGTTACTTCTGCGCTGAAGGATATGAACCTACAGAGTAAAGTGACTAACCTAGTCGCGCCAAAAGTTGGCGGGGGGGGCGCAGCGGGTGAAGCAGCTGAAGGCGCAGAAGTGGCAGAAGGCGGCGGCGCGGCGGGTGAAGCGGAAGGCGTCGCAACAGGGCTCGGTGCTGCTGCGGGTGAAGGTGGCATACTTGCAGGCGTTCTCGCACCGATAACAGCTCTTCTCGGTGGCATGCTGGCACCTATAATGGGCACAGTTACTGGTATTGCCGGCGCAGTAACAAGTGGTGGAAGCTTCCTTGAAATTATTGGAAGTATCGCAATGGCATTTAACCCCATAACTATAGCTATCGCGGCGATAGGTGCGGGGTTCATGTTGTTGTATGCGACATCAAATACTTTTAGAACCTCAATCGGCGCTCTTGTGAGTCAATTCATGTCTCTTCTCGGATGGGTCAAGGAACTCGTCGGAGACCTAACAAGCCTTAACTTCTCCAAGTTCTCGACTGATTTGGTCAGTGGGATCAAGGGCGGCCTTGATACTGTAAAGAACGATATAATGGGCCTCCCAGGAATGTTAGTCACAGCTATCGGGGAATCCGTCACGACGATAGGCGGCATCTTTGATAAGATCGGCGGCATGCTGATGGGTGCGTTCAACTCAGTTAAAAATATAGATTGGGGCGGTATGGTGAACGGACTGCTCACGGCGATTGACAATGTCCTGACTGGCTTGCTTAACTTCGATCCGACCTCTATGATTAACAATATTATCAATGCGATAGGCGCAGCGTTTGACAGTCTCTTTGGTGGTGGTGGAGGTTCTTCAACAAGTCCGACGGGAACCAAAGTATCAGGCGGGATGAGCAAAGGACTAAGCGATGGCGTGAGCAAAGCAGGTCCAGACATACTCGGCAAACTCGGTGACGTCTTTGTAAAATTAATGGAATTGTTACCTACGATATTCATTAAAGTGGCTACCGCGCTAGGAGAAGCATTAGCAAAGGTTGATTTGGGACAAATAGGCGGTAAAATATTAACTGCCATGGAGACTGCATTTGTCACATTCTGGAGCACTGTCGGGGCGATTGTTCCTAAGATAGGCGGCTGGATGCTCAGCGCGTTCGTTACATTTTGGTCAGCGGTACCCGGATACCTCTCACAGATAGGCGGCTGGATGCTTAATGCATTTAAAACAGTCTGGGGGCCGGTTGGAAACGACCTAAAGAATGCCCTTATGGGTGCATTAGGTGGTATTGGCGCAGCGTTGGGGGGGGCCTTTGACTCCCTAAAAAAGATAGACTGGGGCGGCGCTATTTTAAATCTCTTTAAACTGCTTGGGTCTATGGGCGTCGCATTAGGGACAGCCCTCTTAAATGCTTTTAAAATGGTTAATTGGTTACAGATATTCACTCTTATCTTCGTTACATTAGTATATTTTGGACAGGCAATTCTCAAGGCACTTACAGGGATTGATTGGGGAGGCGCGTTGCTTAAACTGTGGACCGCGCTTAGCACGGGGTTCGACAAGGTTCTCAACATACTCGAAACGAGGGACTGGGGTGGAATGGCTTTGGCTATATGGAACGCACTCATTGCCAAACTAACGGGTATAGTCAACTGGTTTAAAGGTCTAGATTGGGGTGGTTATGCGACTACAGTTTGGAACGCCCTTACTGGCGCGATAGGTGGTATGGTAACGTGGTTACAAGGGTTGCCATGGGCAACATGGGCGACAGACCTATGGAACGCCCTTACTGGCGCGATAGGTGGTATGGTAACGTGGCTCAAAGGGTTGCCGTGGGCTGATTGGGCGACAGGCCTTTGGAACGATATCGTATCTGCACTCGGTGGATTCGGTACGTGGTTACTCACTGCGGCGGAAGGCTTTTTCACTGGATTGCCTGGTAAGATCACAAGCGCCGTATCAGGATTTGGTGATTGGTTACTCACTGGCGCCGCCGGATTCTTCACCGGGCTTCCCGGAGGGATTAAGGGACAGATAGGCGGACTTGGTGACTGGTTAACGACGGCGGCGGCGGGATTCTTCACCGGGATTCCCGGAGCATTTCAAAGTGCCTTAGGGCAGGTTCATGTTACGCTTGATACCACCCCCCCGTTCTTACACATATCATTAGGCGCTGAGGGTGCTTTAGTACCTGCTAAGCCGGGCGGGTCACTATACCTCCTGGGTGAAGCGAACGAAGAAGAACTCGTAGTACCCCGCAGGCGATGGGGTGAAGATTGGAGTTCGCTTGTCGCATCATATGGTGGGTCGTTCGCGTCTGGGGGCATCGTAGGCAGTACCAACACACCTAGCGGAACGGTTCGAACATCTCAGACCTCATCATCCTCACAAACTATCAATTATAATACATACGTCAGTGTGGACTCAGAAAACGTAACAAGAAAGGTGCTTATGTCAAATCTTGAACTGGAGAGATACCACCATATGAACGGGTTTTAATCATGGCAGAAGTATGGAAGTTATACACGGCAGATGGTCAAGTCTACAACTTCAATGTTCAAGGCAACGACCCGAATGCTATACTTTATGATGACGTTTACAACTTACTAATCGGAACTACCGGACACCACGGCCTCCCTTATACAATACTATCTGATCCTGTTCCAAACATCGCAGGAGCGGAGTTCCGTCAGAGGGTTGGCGCTGTTCGTCCCGTTTATTTGCCACTTAGGATCACGGGTCAAAATCCCGCGGACTTCCATCGAAACTTTGAGAGGATTAGAAATTCTATAACACAAGTTGACGAACACCAGCTTTGGGTCACTAACGAAGAGGGTGAAACCAGGGTATTGTATTGCAGGTACCTAAAGGGGTTCGAGACAACCGTTGATGATGATAAACGAAGCCGCTTAACGGTTAATGTTCCACTCTATGTTGAAGCAGACGATCCATACTGGTATGCTCCTCCAGGTGCTGAAATATCGCAGTCATTTTCGAGCGAACCCTGGAACTCTGACTTCCTTACATTCACAGAAGAGATTGCACTCTCTGCTGACGCGGCAACCGGCGATACGCGGCTCACGGTTACTAATACGGAGAACTGCGAAGCGGGGTTCCCGATCGAGATTCAAGGAAGTAAGGCGGTGTTGGGCCTCCTCCAAGCGGAACTATTGGCAGATAAAGAAAAAGAAACCGAAGATGAATTATCATTAAGCGTCCAGTCGTCAACAAATATCACCGTTTCAACAGAGCAATCAAACGTTCAACTCAACCAGACGTTCCATGTATCAGGAACGCTTACCTCGCAGAGCCAAAACGTTTCGAATACAATGGTGTCAATCCAAGAGACTGATCCCAATGGTGTAACGACGAGTAGTATCTCTTTTACTAGTGGGACGGGCACCTATTATGTGACTAAGAATCTCAATATAAACGGGATATATACCTATGTAGCGTCATTCCTCGGCAGCGGAAGTCTTGCTCCATCTACTGCGTCAACGTCAATCACTGTCGGTACTGTCGCTGCGACAACGCTAACATTAACAGTCTCTCCAGGTAACCCGGCAGTTAGTACTAACTTCACATTATCCGGCACGCTTAAAGCGGGAGGCGTAGGAGTCTTAGGGCAAACAGTCACGATTTATAAGAACTCTCCGCGAGGCAAGACTAAGATAGCATCTGCCACTACAGATAAGAACGGTGCATACTCATTTACCCGTAAAGAAACTACCGCAGGGTGGGTCTCGTATCTTGCTAGTTATGCCGGAGATACGGTTACTACTATAGCAAAACAAGACCCGTCACTATCAACGTGGCTTACGTGGCTGTTTCAAAAGATATTCGGTGAGCTCGAAGGACAGGTCACGTATGGTTCATTTGCGGCTTCCAGTGCCTCGCTTATCGTGGCGATTGGAACATTCACGTATCATATCAATTATATGGCGGGCTTGCCGCCGAGTATGATAAACGACGGAGAAATACAATACTTTGGTTACAACGGCTTTATGGGTATTATCTGCATTGCCGAGGCTGGTTCTGATAATTACTCTACAGAACTCGGCGTGATAACCGGACAAGGATTATGGCCTGCGATTGATATCTCAGTCGTTACAAATAATGATACGGCGCTTTCTGTCCATCATACGTGGCTTGCGTCACTCTACGCTGCAGGATGGCGCTACTTTATGGGTGGCAACTCTCACGGCAGAACTGGCGACCCCGCATATATAGCATCATTAGGGGCCGGAGCTGTGTATATCAATGACAACTCGTCTCCTCGAGGTACGGGCACGACACAACCTGACATCTCAGGAACAGGCGTGTATCATAATAGTTTCGATTGCTACAACTCAAAGTCAATTCCTTACATCGAAACCTATACGACCTCTGCCTATTTGGCATCACCTAGCGTAAAAAGCGGACTAACTGCATACGTTCGACCTGACGATTCAAGCGGCATTAACGGGATGCTTACTAACTCCGTTGCGGGAACCGCGCCGACGTACCGAGACATCTTTGATTGGAGTTATGTTAACCAGACTGGGATGACTAACTTTGTCGTGTGGTTCGGGCCGAAATATAATGCGATAACTGCACGGGATAGTGAACCCGAACAACTTAGTCTTTATAAATCACTTCAATTCGATCTCATCATTTCGGAACTTGCAAGTACCTATTACCCTGGAAGCAATCAGTTGGATATGGCCGGGACGCATTACGTGTGGACGCAACCGACACACAAAGCGGTTAGTCTTACAATGAACTACACTACGAGTCCCGCAGGGACGTGTGAGTTTACAGGCACATTAACGGAACTGAACACCGGCATAGCCGTCGCATCTGCAACCGTCACTCTGTGGGAAGATGTAACAGGAACTTGGACACAACGGGCTACAACTACTACTGACAGCGCAGGGAACTATGATATTCCGTTTACAAGTACTGTAGGCATTCACACATTCAGGATTATGTACGCTGGAGATGCCACTCATATGGCATTCACGGCACCCTCAGCATTCGGTATTACCATGAACCTTTGCGTCGTTGATCTCCTATCAGTTAAAGAGATGAATGAGATTTATTCCATTGATAGCCCAACCGTTCTAACATTGGTTAACCCACTTGCTAATAACTACACGGTTGCGAGTGAGGCGTACCTAGTCGAAGTCGATACTGAGGATTGTTTCCTCACTCCTGATCCCTCAACGACCCGCACCGTGAATCCGAACTGCACACTACTACAGATGTGGATACCTGGTTGCCCTCCTTGTTATAATGCAATGGCACAGCTAAACGCGCTAGTTGCAGATTACCCAAGCGTGACATATCTGCATGCCAATATCACAGAACAGTTACCCTACGGTCCAAGTAACAATTTTTACCCTTATAACGAACCCGGAGATATTGGCATGAACGCAGTTGCGATCCAGTATCCTTCAGCACTTCAATTCGCACGCCCTAAGTCCGAAGGTGGTCAGTGTGGCCCTGCTCTTCCAGCATGGGGGCCGATGACCGTTATTGATGATATCATGCCTACGGTTATTGCACTATATCGAAATGGGTTGTTTATCACGGCATGGTGCGGTGTGCATACAACAGGCGTAGACCCTGTCTCAACTGATACGATCCTGGACGCGTGCGGTCCGATGCTTACCTGGCGACTTGGACAGAGCTACATCGGAAGTCAAGTCATCGTTAATAATAACGGTGATGTGATTGCATATCCTATCTGGACATTCACCGGCCCGGGAAGATCACCAACGCTTACTAACGTTACCACGGGCGACGTATTCCAACTGAACCACGACTTAGTAGCAGGCGAAGCTGTTGTCATAGATGCAACAGAAAACGCACACACGGTCGCGAGCACAAACTCCGCAACCTTTACTGGCGCAGGATATATGAAGAGTGAGACGTGTCCGACCTGTCACGGCACAGGCGTTATCCCGTCAGGATGCGCAACGTGCGGAGGGTGGGAGATATGTCCGACGTGCCACGGCTCGGGTGTAATCAGCGTGTGGGTTCCGGCATCTACTGGTAGTACTACCGACATTGGGGGGATGAACAACCTTAGATTCGAGATGGACCCGAACGGCAATACGTTCTGGGGATTCCAACCCGGGGCGAACGTTATCACTGTTGAGATGGGCGTAGCCACGTATAACAAGAGCATAGCTAACCTAAGTTTAGTGCCGCGATATGAGGGTATCTAATGCCCGGAAGTCCTTTAATAGAATCTGACTGTCAGATCATAATGCGTGATTCTAACCTGGAAGACATAGGCGAGATCACGCGATATACCCAATGGCAACATACGTTAAAACTGAATGAAGTCTCAAGCTGGGAACTTGATATGCTCACCAGGGACTTCGAGAGCTACGACATTGACGTAAATACTGGCATACTATTCTACCGTGATGGAGAACTACTGATTGACGGGCCAATTATGTCTAACGGGATTAAACACACGCTCCAGGCGGGCGTAGAAACAACGTCGATAATAGGCGGTTGTGATAATGCGTATCTAATGTCCCGTATCTGTTACCCCGTAGTCACCGGGCCGCTCTTTGATGCAGTAGCGGGAACCTGGAAGTTTGATGTTCAGCGTTCAGCGGTTGGTATATCAACGACCATTACAACCGGCTCAACGGCAGGAGAAGAGTACGACGTACCTCTGGTAGTTGCTGATGCTGAGGGGTTCCTTGATGGTTCAACGGTTACATGGCTTGATCCTACTGGGGTCGCTCATAGTAATTGGGATACGATCGAAGGCGGCTATGACGGCAACATGAGCGACCTGCGGTATTATAACAGTGCGGCTATGACTATGTCGGGCGTTGATTTTAGCACTAACACTATCACAATCGCGGTGCCACAACAATACCCTGCAATGCTCGCCCCGGCGTTTACTGGCGGTGCGTTATACCAAACATCCGGTGGAACCGTTGATGATCCGTTATACTTGGGATATGATACGCGAAGTGGCCCAGCAGATAATGTTGCGAAAGAGCTCGTTTATTTCAATGCTGGTCTTGGGGCGTGTTCGGATCACTTCAGTACTCGGGCGATCCCATTTCTGAATACAGGGATGCCAACCGCACAGGGATTAACCGTGACTGCAAACTCGCGAGGCGAGAACCTACTTACACAGGTTCAAAACGTATGCCTTAGTGGTGGGGTAAACTTCAAAACCACGCAGATTAACGGAGAGTTAGTATTTGATACGTTTATGGGCAATGACTTAACACAAGACGGCAACCTTATATTTAGCGTTGAGAGTGGCAACCTAAAAGAATACGTATACACATATGGGCCACCGACGGCTAATATGATATGGGGTTGTGGTCCTCAAACAGGCCCAGATAAACAAATGCTCCCTAGTGGAGATATTAATTCAATTCAACAGTACGGACGGTGGGAATCGTGGATCAGTGCAGCGACGGCGGTTGCGGGTGACACGCCTGCACAGATTGCCGCTAACATGGTTCAAACAAACAACCTCGCGCTTTCTCAGTCGGTTATCAATGGGCAACTTACGCTTACTATTCAAGAGACGGACCAGGTCAGGTATCCCAGAGACTTCGGACTTGGGGATAAAGTGCGTGTTATGGTCGGAACGATGCCTGTAGATGAAATTATTACAACTATTATGTACTCACTCCCTTCAGGGACAAGTAGCGCGGCGCAGGGGTCGGCATTGATGGTTGCACTCACTAAACAAGAGACACGCGCGATGCAGGCTCAAAAAGCGACCTCGAAGTTGTTGCAGCAAATGCAGATGACTTAAGGATCTAAATAAAATGCAATCAGCAAAAGAACCGGATTATAGAACTGCGGTCGCACAGTCAATTCTAAACGCTCGGAGCGACATCGGCGATGCACAGGAAGCGATTGGCGATAACACGGACGCTATTAACATGATCTGGACGTGGACGGAGAATATGAATTTTAACCTCGGTGCGTGTTACGATTCAGACAAGGGCGACCATTATGTCTTTTCGGTTGGGCCTGATAGATTCTTATACCGGAATGTCTACTCAAATGCGCAGAACAAGTGGATCGGATGGGCGCAGATTTCAGATACAGGAGATTGGACTTCCGGTCCAACTGCGTATTATCAAAGCTCAGAGATCCACGTCTATATCGCTTCCGCTGCGAACTCGATAAAATACGGAGTACTCAGCACAGCAAGCTACTCTACCACGATACCGAGTTGGACAAGCTTAGGCGGAACGGACGGTCCGTGAGGTAACCCGTGAGGTAAAAAATGACGGCAAAACGATTCTGCGCTCACTTCGGCAATTTGGACAATCTTAGTTGGTTAGCATCATCGGGATTTGCTGAAGCTGGTCTTGTATGGCAGTGGGATGGTAGTACTACCGCTGCAGGAACCGCGAGTTCAATACACAACGCGGGGATTCCTACGGCCACATTCAATGCGTTCAATGACGGCAGCGCAGCGGTGTGTCAACCAGGCGCTGCCGGTGGTCCGTATGCAGGATACTTCCAAGCTCTTGCGAGCGCCGGTTGGAACTGTATCGCAGGTGAGGGCTGCGGCGGCTCTGTAGTTTCCACCGTTCAGAACTATTGCACGTATGTTAATTACGGCGGCATTGTTGGAGATAGTCAAGGAGATATGTACGCCGACCCGTGGGATCACCCGACGGGCGGTGGAAAAGGGCATTGGGATTATATTGAAACGTATAATAACAGCAACGAATATCGTGACCCAAGCCAATCAATCGGATGGTCGAAAGCTGCTGGTGCCGGACACCTCGGCATCTTAATAATGTATGGGCCAAGTCCAGCGGCAGACGTAAACACCTACATAAACGTCATTGACCAAAACGGCTGTGACTCAGTACTATTTTGGAGCGGATACGGTAGCAGTTCGTCCGTCTGCGAAGGGCTGGCGGGGCAATTAATCAGTCATTACGGAGCAACAAAAACCGGAGCAACCGGCGGCACTGGTGGGGCTACAGCAACAGTGGCGGCAGGCAAAACAACAGTCATACCTGCGATTCAATGCCCATGCAAACACATCGTCCTCGGGTTCAAAGGTGGGACAAGTGCAAAGACATCTTCCAAGCTTGAGTTTGAGGTGCAAATCGTCGGTCAGGCAGGATGGGTGGATAATAACGAGAAGTGGATTCACGGCAGACCATACACGGGACAGCTAGAGATTTGGTGCAGGGATTCAAAAGGCAAGAGTTGGGCACTAGGTAAGATATGGCCCGCTAAAGACGGGACTTTCTCGTTTATGGTAGGAAGTGACACCGCTGAGACACGATACTATAATGTTCGTTTCTTGTGAGGTATTTTAAATGGCTATTGCAACGATTTATACAATGACTGGCTGCGAACACTGCGCCACACTTGAAGGACTTATCTCAAGTGCCGGCCTCACTAGTCAAGTCACTGTTGTGGTTGACCAGGGGGTTAAATGTGGTTCAGGGACACCCTGCACAGTAATCACCGCAACCGGCACATGCTACGGATTCCCGAGCTGTGATGAGACATGTCAAATGGCAGCGATTCAAGCGGCGGCGTCCCCGACTGCAACTAAAACCTCAACGACAACCCCCGCAGCTACGCCAAAAGCAGCGGGGACAACAACGGTCGTAACGCCGACCCCTGCATGGAGAACGAGTAACTGGGGCAATGAACTCTCAATAGACTGGGGCGCGAAGAATCCAAAACCTACAATCGCGCAAACACCCGCAGGATATGAACCACCAGATGTATCGTTAACGCCTGTCCTGCCGTTGCCACCTGTTATGTCGGATGGAATCACAGTCTCTTTGAGAGATCATAAGCGCTTACCCATCGGTCGAAAGGTAGCATAATTTAGAATTTATAAAAAAGGAGTTAAAAACAAATGGTAGAAGTCTCGTACCCTTTCAAAGCACCAGCAAGTACCAATCCGAGTGGAAACACGATGAGTGAAAACCAGTGGGCGGCCATGATGCGCTACGTTCTTGGAAGCGGCGTAATGGCCGCTACGTTTAATGATAATCTTAACGAACTAGAGGTAACACCCGGGGCAACACCGCTGACTGTTGACATCGATACAGGCGCAGCATGGATTCAAGGGCATTACTATCAAAGTGATGCTGTAAACACATTAACAATTCCACAAAACACTAATGCAGGAACACGCGCAGACCTGATCGTTCTTGAGTGTAAGTGGGGGCTTAATGCGGGAATTACCGCAACGGTTGTAACAGGAACCGCAGGGGCTACGTGGCCTACAGGTTCTGCGTTCAGCGGCCCGATGCCTGCGCCGCTGACTCAAACCTATGGTGTAAAGTGGCAGATAGCCCTCGCGCAGGTGTACACATTACAGAACCAGGCAGTAGTATATCCTACTTCACAAATGCTCGACCAGCGGAACTTCGTCGGTTCTGGGGCAGCGCAGAGCAATGCAATTACGGTAGCGATGCCCAATGCAAGTGACAAGATGCGACAAAACGCAGACTTCCAGATACCTGATGTAGAATCATACGTTTACGCCGATGAAATCATAAACGAAGCATTTGCAGCACTACCAGCGTGCGGCGGAACAGTCATGCTCAGCGAGGGTGATTGTATCATATCGGATACAATAACTCCAGTAAACGGAGGCACGCTTGCAGGATGCGGAGCGCAAACAACGATCACACTATATGGTGGCGCACCCGCAGGCACGCCTATGATCTCAATGAATTATGCTACCGGTAGTGTGCATAATCTATTACTAAACGGCGCGGGGACTACATCAAACGTCTACACAACGACACCCGTCGCTGGTAATAATGGAATTAATGTCGTGAGTGCGGCGGGCGCGAGCATACACGACGTGAGTATACAGAATATGCAAAATGCCGGAATAGTAGTCACAGGCGGCCCTGCAAACGTGGTTATTAACAACTGCTCTATCACTGCATGCTTCGGTGACGGCATAGACTTCGCAGGTGAGTATAGTGATATATCAGATAACTTCATCGGGAACTGCGGAGACGTCGGGATTCACATCAACCCTACAACAAACGTTGCGAGCTGTAACAGAATCGCCAGTAATTTAATCACAGGATGTGGGATGAACGGGGTTTATATGGACGGCACAGCGGGCAGTGGCTTATTTAACATGATTGGCAACAACGAAGTGGGTCAATGTGGACAAGCAGCGACAACTACGCATGCTGGTATCCTCATTTCTGGTTCAGGTGCAAACCACACCTCCGTAGTCAGTAACTACGTGTGGTCTGCTGGTGCTCCAGTACTCAAATACGGACTCGCTGTTCAGAACGGTGCGGTTGATACCCGGGCAATCGCCAATGACCTGTATGACGCCGCCTCCGGGACCGGGAGTTATGATATCTTTGCTGCATCTGGTTTAACGCTGAGTGGACTGACGTTTAACCTGTACGCAACACACAGTCCTTAGAACAATGGCAGGCAATAGCAAGAAGACTAGCAAGGCGAGATTGAGAAAAAAGCGAAGTAGAAAAGAGAAACGGAGAAATAATAATGCCTGACGAGAACGACGACGGAACATATGGAATAGGAAGCGGCCTTTCGTTTCGATTAGCTTCGGCGGAACGTGCTCTCATCGAACATGAAAAGATACTTGATGATTTGCGCCAGGCACGAATACTCCACTCCGAACAACTATCAACGCTGAAAGAACAGCATAAACGAAATGACCTGGAGATAGACAAAATAAATGATTCACGGGAACCGATGCTTGCAATTCTCAATGCCCGAATGTCACGCATTGATACTACACTTGATGAAAAGATAGATACAATTAAAGATGATATGTCTAAGAGTTTAGATATACTCGCTGAGAAGTTTGAAAAGAACGTTGCGGGAGTAAGTGAAAAGCTCGAATCGTTCACCGCGAGCAATCAAACCATGCTCATAGGAATATTTATAGCAATAATATCAACTCTGGTATTCGTGATAGCTGCTAAGGTGCTATAAGAGTGCCGTAACTAGGGAGAGGTAATGCGTTGCCTTTGAATCGGAGCAATACACGGCCTTAAAACAACGAAAAGAGCGAATTAGAATGCAGATAAAAGCACGAACGGGGTTGTTGAGGGTAATACTAGGTAGCGGAAGAACAGCGGCGTGGAACAAAGCAGATAAGGACTTTCATAAGACCCATCACACCTGCGAGATGTGCGGATCAAAGGCAGGAACACTGGGCGGACTTGACGGAGCGACGGGGGTTCAAGCAAACCTCGAAGCGCACGATGTTCAACCGTACCACACATTAACGCCAGCGCAACAGAATGACTATAACTTTATTCTTAGTAACTTCATAATGCTACATCACTTTGAACACCACAGAATAGCACACTGTCTCGATCCTTACTGTTACTGCTACGATCCAAACATCCGAACACTCGCCGCGACAATGCTCGCAGCGAAAGCTAGTTGTCAAGGATGTAATAAGGAGGTGATAAAATAGCTTTAAAACTATCGTTAACCGCAAAGTTGCCAAGCATCGCTGAATGGCTACTGATTATAGGTTTCATAATTGGAGCACTAGGACTTGCATCATCAACGTTCGTCCTATCTACAAGAGAAAGTAGCGCCATCCTGTTTGCAGTAGGTGTATTGACGTTGCTCGCAAAGATTCTGACGACTGATGAAGAACCAACGGAACCAGAAGAATCAATGACTGATCGGATTATTGAACAAGAATGGGATGATGAGTAGGCTAACCACCTACTTCTTTTTTATTATGATCGCACCACAATTCGGAACGATCTGCGAAGACCCGCAAGAGGCAATACTCGCAAACCGCCTCTCGATTTGGTTATCTAAGATAGAGGATAATATCTCTAGCAACAAGTTAGAATGTGCGATCAGCGCGTGCGATAAGACAGACTACAAGGAAAAGGTTGAACCGTGGATATATTACCCACACGACAGCCACACCTTAGCGTTAGTCATAGTTATCGTAGACGACCTAGGAAAAATCACTATTGCGATTGAAGAGATAGATACGCCGGATGTTAAACTCTACCTTAGAGAATGGTACTTACTACTAAAGGCTGCGATTTGCACACATCCCGATGCCCAAGCGTACCATTGGAACAGATAGATATAGTATCGAACCCCTTTAGCGTTCGGAGATTCACCTCCAGCGGGAGTACACAAAGAGACCCAAAACGTTATAAGACTATTTTTGCCTTACCAGTACTCCCGCACCCTAGCTTTTGCATGATACGAAACCCTTCTTTTGTATTGTAGATAACGCTGTAGCGTGCTCGGATATTAACCAAAAGACTATTTTTCTACCGCCGCCTTTAAATCCTGTATCGCACCCCATCGCGGGTCGTATCTCTTGAAGCTGCCTATAAGCATCGCTATTACTTTCTCGTATGAGTCGGTGCGGAAGCATAGTTCTTTAAGTTCTTTAGCTGTGGAGTCGTTAAGGCGTATGGTTGTCATTTTTAACACGCTGCCCATCCACAGAACAACACCACAACACCCTTCTTTCCCTGTAGGTTGCGGCGCGCTATTTGAAGTTGGTTGTATGCATCTAGAAGATTCTTGGCGGCTTCTTCGATAGTCTTTCCTTCTGTTATTGCGCCAGGTTCTTCTTTAATAAAAGCGATATAGCAGTCGTCAACTTTTATAAAAGCGCCCGTGAGTTTGACCATTTTCATCTCCAATAACCACTAACCATGTCAGTCTGTAATAAACTTTGTCAACGCCAAACTTCGTGACTACTCTGCTAGCTCACGCAAGCAGCTTCTATCGCCGTTTGCTGGCGAAAACACGATAGCCCTCGTGTCAGGATATTCTTAGCTGCGTTCTCATCCCTGTCTAAGACAAGTCCGCAGTCACACGAATGTGTGCGGTCTTTCAGTTCTTTTTTGACTATCGCACCACATCGTGAACATTCTTGAGTTGTATTCTTTGGGTCGACCATCACCACAACCGAACCAGCGTTCTCAGCTTTGTTCTGTGTGAATGCGATGAATTGACTCCACGCCACATCGCCTATTGACTTTGCTAGGTAGCGGTTTTGCATCATCCCTTTTATGTTCAAGTCCTCAAAGGCGATGACGCCGTATGTGTTGACAAGTTTCCTACTCAACTGGTGAGCGAAGTTACTCCGTTTGTTTGCTATCCGTTCGTGAACCTTAGCGACAACTTTCTTTGACTTCTTTCGTTGCGCTTTTGCTAACTGCTTTTCTTCGGCTCTAAAGAAACGTGGGTTGTTTATATGCTCACCATTCGAGAGCGTAGCAAACGAAGTCAAGCCAACGTCTATACCTACCGCAGCGTCGTTGGTGTGTTCTAGTATGTTTGGTTCACACTCAACAGTGAAACACGCAAACCACTTCCCTGTTGAACTGCGCTTTATGTTGAGTCGTTTTATCTCGCCTGCTATCGGTCTGTGTAGTTTTATCTTGACGCTGCCTATCTTTGACAGTTGCAGCGTCGAACCATCAAGAGCAAAACCTGACTGTGGATAAGTAAAAGAGTCATACCAACCTTTGCCTTTGAAGCGTGGATAGCCAGCTTTCTCTCCGGCTTTCACACGTCTAAAGAACGCTTTGAACGCTAGGTCTACTCTGTATTGTATTTCTTGGAGTACCTGTGAATAAACACTCGTTAGCGTTGGTTGTTGCTCTTTCCATAGCAGCAAGAGCCTTTGAGTGTCATATCGAGAGTATAAAGTATGTTTTGAATAAGGAAATATTTTGGTCGCTTCATATGCGTTACGCCGTGTTGCTAGTGTTTCATTATAGACCCATCGACACAGGTCGAGGGTGTGATTGAGCGCCGTTTCTTGTGCGCGTGTCGGATAGAGCCGATAGCGGAATACTTTATTCATCGTCCCTGACTCTCAACATATTGTTTCAGTCTGTCAAGCGATACCTGCCCTGTTGTTGCTAAGAAGTATGAGCGTGACCAAAACGTTCCGCGTTTCAGCGTTTCTTTTACTTCGGGGAAGTTTCGCCGTATCTCACGCGACGTTATTGTTTTGAGTGCATTGATATATCGTGGAATGTCCAGCGTTGGCTTTGCGCACCCCTAGTATATATATGTTTACTTTTAAACAACGTATTTAATTACAAACAGTAAGAAGCATTAGACATGAATTGTTCACTGGATTAATAGCTCCCCTATCCATTCAGTATAAGTTGGCGGTATCGCCTGGGTTAGTTCGTATTTAGTCATCCAATCAATACACATAGCTTCACACCAGTCTTTATATTTAAACGTCTTACTGTTACCACCATGACCTGCTACGGTAATATAATCCCCCCTGCCGACCGTTCCGTTATGGTTGCACGGTCCTGGGGGATATATCCATATATTCGATTCAAACAACCGATGTCGAATTACTTTTAAATTAAACATTGTACCGCATAGTTTCATCGGTTTTATTAATGGTGCGCCTTGTACATTCTCGATAATATAATCTTTGTTATCTACTAATTCGCGCGTAGCGGATATTAAATCAGGAAACTTGTTTAACCTGCCTTGACGCGTACCCCACGTATATGCTTGGCACGGTGGTGAGGCGTGGATAATATCAAACTCATCGATAAACGATTCTTCTAATTTGAATACATCTGACTGTACAAACTCATAAGGATAATTCGGCTGCGGTTTTATATCGACACCCACCACGTCAAACCCTGCGCGATTGTAACCTACTGAGCAACCGCCTGCCCCGCAGTATAAATCTAAGAGTTTAGTCATTTTTCAGCCTCCTTTTTCGTTACTTTTGTTACTTTATCATTACCTATCTATTACCACTCAGGATTAGCCGCGTCTGCGACCTCCACCACGCCTTAATACGTTAGTCATTTGTTTTCACTCCTCAACATAAATTTTATAATCCTTTATGAGGCGCTGGATAATATCATCATACGATTCTCCCTTCTTACCGATGCTAGTTAATTCTGCATGAGTTTCGTCTTTAACGGTTATCGTCTTCACTGCTAGTTCACCTCAAGAGGTCCAGAACCTTCCT